TTGCCCCGCTGTTGTTATCTCAGCTGCCAGAGTACTTGCGGTTCTTGCTGAGCCAGTGTGGACATCAAATTGAGCACTCCCATAAGACTTATATACAGATCCATAATCATAGTAGCCTAAATCACTTGATACTACACCCGTACCCCTAACAAATTTGACTGGGTGCACCTCATTACCTAAATACTTCTCAACCTTTACCCAGCGAGTCATTGAACTGCTACTATCAAACAATACATCGCTTGATGAACTTTGTTCGCTAACACGAATCCATGAATTGAGCTGTGATGATTCAAAAAGATCAGTGTCTGTGCGCAAGTGTACCTCACCAATTGGAACTGCGTCTCTTTTTAGTATGTCCTCCTCATCCGAACCATCAGTTGTTATATCATTGTCGAGCACGTACATCTTAGCTGACGTGTCGTTAATATCCGTTACAAAATCAACTTGATCTACATAAACAACTGATGGTGTTGGACCAACTACTTCTGGATAGTTTGTTGCTGAGTCAATAACCTTTCCTAATAACCAAACATCACTTATCTGATACTCAACATAGTAATCTTTTGAAAAAGAATTAGGTAAGGACTTTACATTAAAAGTTAAATTAGCAGCACCAGTACCATCACCCAGCAAAGAATTAGCAATAGTAATTGTATCACCTACAGCGTAACCGCTACCATTAGCAACAGTAGTAACTATAGCAGAACCATCATACACAGTCGCTACCTGAAAAGTTAAATTAGGAGCGCCGCCACCACCCAATGCAGAATCCGCAATAGTAATTGTATCATCTACAGCGTAACCACTACCAATAGTAGTAACAGTAACTATAGCAGAACCATCATTGCCCGCAACAACCAGAAAAGTTGCGCCTGTTCCTGAGCCAGATGACGTGCTAGCAACGTTAGTATATAATCCCCCTGTTCTGTCTGGATGTGCAGCCCCAGTATTCTTAATAGTAAGGGTATTAACAACAACATTAAAAGTTGCACCTGTTCCCGACCCAGAGGACGTGCTAGCAACGGCAGCATACGTGCCTGCTACTCTGTTTGTATCTGCAGCACTAATAGTCTTAATCGAAAGCGGGCTATAGTCGTCGAATATACCCTGAAAATCAGGAGTTACGCCAGCAGCAGCTGTACTCTCTACTTTTGCTACTTCTTCACCCCCAACAATGTCAAGACGTGTTAACGTCTCTTCTTCTTGCAAAAAGGGTTCAATGTATGTGTCTATTTCAAAGAAATAAGAAATATCATCTTTAATCTCAAACTTTCGTGGTCTGTGGTTTGGATGGCAGATGTAAATAACACTTGTTTCAGAGCTGAACCGTAAGTCATTTAGCTGAGTTTCTGTATACGCTGTAACCCACTCATAAGTGAGTGTGCCACTAATATCAAACACACGGAGTTTTTTATCTGTAAATACAAGTCTATACGAATCATCCTTGCCGACTGTTAAATGAACCTGTCTAAACTGTGTGTTAGTTTCAGTTGCATCTACATATGATAACTGAAACCCTTGGCGATAGCCTGTTGGACCCTGCAGGGATGGGAAAAAATTTGTAAGTTTACGACACGAGTTAGTAACGCGGTCAATATCTTTTCTTCCCGCTAAATTATCAGTGATTAATCCACCAGAAAAATTAGTTGTAACATTACTGTATCGTGCCATATGTCCGTTGCGTACCTAATATTTTAGATGTTGAGTCGTCGATTGGCGATTGTGGTGCTCCCTGTCTAGCAGATAGCACACGCGCACGACGAAGTGCAACAACATACTGCTGAAACAGTATTTCGTGACGACTTTCAGAGCCAGACAACTCAATGCTTAACGCTTGAGCTATATGCAGAACAATAATACGATTTAAAAAAGGTGGTAACGCTACGGCAGACAGTTCTAAGTCTGGTATAAATGTGTAGTAAAGATTGATGCTTGGCTCATCCAAGTACACCTGATCCTGCTCTATTGCGTAATCGGCAATCTTGTAGAACTGTGTTGGGTGCTCTAAGTCATGTAGCGTATTAAAATCTGATGGTAACTGAAATTGGTATTGATGTGGTCTATCAGTGAGTGCGACTGAGTTAGTCGCTGTTAGCGTAACTTTTTTTGTGTTATAATGAAACCTGTGATCAGCAAATACTTCTAAAATTGCATCAATGTATGCCTGATTAGCAATCAGGTAAGTAGTACTTGTCGTGTCGGTTGCATCCAAAAAATAACTGCCTACCTTTCGTAGCGCAGCATTCATTATGTTTAGCTTTGTAGGCGTAATTGGCATTTAAAAAAAGGAGTAGCCTCCCCCGAATTTACAGGGGAGGCTACGAATTGAATTATGCTTCAGAGCAACGGATTTCTCCAGCGACCTCACCCCACATACGAGAAGCATCAGCGCAAAGCTTGAAGTAAATGTATGGGATGTTCTTCTTGGAGGGATCACGCCACATATCACCCTTAAGACCTGTACCAACAGACATCTTAAGTGCTTTGGACGTTGCAACAATAACACGACGCTCGTCATCATTTGTTCCATCGTACAATGGTAGACGCTCTGTGTGAATGAAGCGGAAGCCCATGAATGTAGTAATGTTACCTTCGGCTAGTGACTTACGGACTGCGAAGTCAGAGTTGATAACCTTATCCTCTTGGAGTAGGTCTTCAAACTGCTTAGCACCGATGAAACAGTTAACAACCTCATCTTGGTCGATAGCGTGCAGACGTAGCATTGTAGATCTTGCAGCTAACAATTTGTCAACTGTAAGTCCATATGCACCTGCTGCACCGTTTGTGAGGTTAGCACCAACAGAGAAGCCTTCAGTATTCCCTGTATCTTTTACGTACTTGCCACCTGTTACAATGTTGCCAGCCGATAGCGCACCAACTTTAACAGTTGTTGCATCTTCAGCATTAGCTGTAAAGGTAACATTTGTTCCACCTGACTTACCTGTAACGGCAGTTCCAAAGAACTTGTCAATGATGATGTCGTCAATCTTACGTTTACCCGAAGCAAGTAGTGCTTGCGTGTAAGCGTTCATTGGGTCGGTGATAACACGTTTTAGGTCTTTTTCATCAATGTACTTACCTAGTTCGTAATCCACCAAACCAAGACGACGTCTGTCGTGATCAATTTCTGAATTTGGATTGGTTCCAAAACGAGATGTATCTGTTGTCATGTCAGCTGCTGTGCCGATACGATCAAAGTACTGATACTCTTCGTTTTGTGATTCTTGTTCGAAATACGGTTGGAGCCTTGATTCGCTTTGTTGGAACGCTTGTTCGAAACCTTCGCGGAAAGCTGCAACGTATGATTTTTCAATATGATTCTCGGCGTTTGTAGCGGTACTGTTAGAGTACCCCTGTGCGCCTACTGCTGATAATGCCATAATATTTAATAATTAGAAGTTAATTTAAGATAGTTTGTTTTTCGACGAGCTACCCTTACGGACTCTTCTAGTTATAACGTTAACCAACGGCCTTCCTAAGCTGTCATCAGGACCTAAAAAAGGCTACCCCAATAGTTATTGGAATAGCCTCTTTAAATGAAATGTCAAGCAAGATTATTCGCCTGAGTATAATTTAGAATATAAATTAGTTCTTTTGTTTAATACTTCCTGTCTTTTAGTCCGCTCTGCCATCGATAAAGATGCTGGATCAGACATAATTAACTGAGCATTATCAGAGTCTAATTCTTGCAACTGTGTTTTAATTCCGTGCACATTCTCGTTAGCAAATCCAGTAGCTGGGTTATTACCAGATACAGGTAAAGCATCACCAGATGCTTCTGCTAATGTGTGAAACAGTTTTAACACTGCTGGGTGATTAGCAACAATAGGATCAGATTCAATAAGAGTTTTTAACTCTGGTATCTGCTGAGACATTGCTTCGTAAGCTTGGTTAGCCAACGCAAGATTAGAATCGTAGTTATCTCCCCACTCCATTTGGACAGATTGACGACCTTCTTGAATTGCGCTCTGCGACTGTTCTTTACCAATAGTGTCACCTTCAATACCAAGCTCAACGTATCTTTTATACAAAGCGTCAAACTGATGTTGGTTTAATCCAAGATTACCTGCAAAGTCTACAAGCTCTTGTTCGGTTTCTTCTGGTAAAGACGGAACCTCATCAACACCTTCAATAGCAAGCTCATCAGGTATTTCGTATTCTCCGTCGGCAGGACGTGTCTTCTCATAGAAGCTACTCCACTCTTCTTCCCCCCAATCTGCTTGGGGCTCGGCTAGTCTCTTAGTGCCTAAAGCACTTTGAGCATTAACTAACTGATCAGCCAAAGATTCAAACGATTTAGAATTTTTAATTGTATCGTTGCTCTTTAGATTATCAGGTAGGCTATCTAATAATGTAGAAAACGATTCAGATGTCTGACTTGTTTCCTCCACTTGTGCAACTGGATCAGATCCTAATCCAGTAGATGTTTCTGCGTTTGTTTCTTCTTGTGTTTCTTCTGACATAAATTATTGAGCTTCTTTTTCTAATCTCTCGATTAAAGCTTGTGGGTTATCTTGTGATACTAAAGTTAATAAACTCATTGCAAACCTACGACGTCCTTCTGCTTCTCTAAGTTTTGCGTCATCAGAATGAAAAACAGGTCTAGTTACATGACACTCTCGTAGCAACACCTCAAAGAATCGTTTACCTTCGGGAGTCTCGAGAATATTAGTCAAGTCTTCTTTAAGCTGACGTTTAGTAATCAGCCGTTGCATTGGATTTTTGCCTGCCATTATATATTAAGCAGTTGCCCCATGCCCTCAGGATCTGCTTGCTTTGCTTGAGCTACATCCTTAAGTGCTCCAGATATCTGGGGAGCTGCTGCTATTTGTTGTTGTTGTTCCATTTGTTGTTTCTGCTCTTCCATAGCTTCAGCCATTTGCTGTTCGTTCTTAACTATTTCAGGGCTTAGGTTTCTATACTGAGCGTAGCTTTCTAATAACTTCTGCTCATCTATAGCTTGTAAAAGTTCTGGTTTGATCTGGGCAAGAGGTGCTATGTCTTGCATAAATGCTTGTATGTCTGACAAACGTGTTGCAAACTGTGACTGAGCACTAGGGCTTGAGTATGAAACTTCAAGCGACTCGCCGTTTAAGCTTTCAGGTCTTTCAGGCAACTGACCAGATCTTTCTAGCAACTCAAAGGTTGTTTCGATTGCTGGTCCTAAATACTCTGTCTCCATTCTGTTAAGTAACGGAGCTAGTTGGTTAAGCATCTGTCCTCTTGTGTCTTGGATCTCTAAAATACTTTGACGCTCTTTCTTTTCTTGACGTATGATCTGGTCAACAAAGAATGAACGATTAACAGACTCACGATACATACGTATCATTTCCATTACATACTGAGGCTGGTTGCCTGCCATAATCGGCTGTGGCTTTTCACTACCAGGCTCATGGAACATAATCTGTCTAGAACCGTACTTCATCGGTAGCATGATACTATCTTCTTCTGCTACTAGTGTTGGGAAATTCAAATACTCAGCAGATGTTAATGCTTCCTTAACCATTTTGTTAAGAGCACGTATCTGTGACAAGCATGCAAATGCAGGACCACGTCCGTATATCTCATCTGATAACTTAGACCAACGAGGTAATAAGAATGTAAAGTAGCTAGAGCCACTCTCCTTAATTACTTCTTTCATTGATGGACACCAGTAAGTTACTTTAAACTGTCTAGTGTTACCAACACGTCCGCCCTTCTTAGCAGCTTTGTCTGTGTTAGGCTCGATACTATAAATTAATTCATACTTGTCGTGTACAGACTTAGTTGCTTTAAATCCATCCATGTCCTCAATACCTGGGAACATCTGTGTCATCTGACGTGCGGTTTTAAAACAACGATAGTGAACTGTGTCTACTTTACCGTGTTGGTCAGTATCAAAAAATACATCTGCAAGCGGTCTAGTCTTAAAAGTAATAACTCCGTCGACTTCTGCAATCTGCACAGGAGATGTTCCGTATGCACCTATGTCTAGGAAAGCCTCATGACTAGATGCGTAGAACTGTGAGTCTGGCAAAGCAAACTCATGTAAAATTCTGTCCTCTACCATATGCAAGTACTTCAACTCTTCCTGAGATAAGTCACCCTGCGCTACGTTTTGTACACGTAAGTAAAACCAGCGATCTGATTTAGGTATAAGGTTAGATGCTAATCCGTTAGCAAACATTTGATTACACCAAACAGCGGTGTCATCATAAAGACTGCGAGATCCGTCATCTTGGAAAGGTGTGTGTCCGTGATCGAACTTATTAGAATTAGGACGCACATAAGTCTGTGCATCAATAAACATACTATCAAGGTTAGACCTTAATGTTTTTAATTCTTCGTAACGTTGTTTAAGTCCTTTAACTGACATAAATTAGTACCCTAGTCCTGATCCGCCACCAAGTGATTTACGTCCTTGTGTTTTTGCACCACCAGTAGATGTAGATCTACGTCTGTTTGATCTACCTAACCCCATTGATCCGTAAGTTAATACTTCACTTGGTCTGCCTAACCGAGCTAGTGGTCTTCTAGCTACTGGTGTAGGAGGAGGAGCTGCAGCCGGTGCTGCTGGGATCGGAGCTGCTGCTTGTGGCTTAGGACGATTCATATTTTGATATACGTAGTAAATTTTTCCAAAGATAAATCTTTGGTTTATCAATATTGTGATAACGGCAAAATCTAACTCTGTCAAGTCTAAACGGGGCAAGTTCTAAGAACAGGTCTATTGTTTTACCTGGAATCCTGTGTGCCGCGTACGCCACATCCCAATACTTACCCTTTTCATCTTCTAGTACTTCGCCTAATAATATGTAGTCGACAGCCATAAACAAATACTTTTCTGTGCCTACAGGTATATTTAAAAACTCATCAAGCAAGTTAATAAAGTTTTCTTTCTTGGTGTTATACAAGACAACCGCCTCGTCTATCATCGAAAGACGATAGTACTCACCAACTGATGCCTTTAACTTCGTACTCAAAATTTCGTTTCTTCTTATCTAGTGATGGTTGCTTTAATCCGACAGCTAAGGTTCTAAACGCGTCAGCTCCGTGAGAGTTAGCATCGTGGACCGGCTGCTTCCTGAATACGCCGCGCGATGAATCGAACTCCTTGTGGTATCCCTTTAGTGCTTCGATCCCTGCATAGCAATCGCTCTTAGAAAACCAGCACTTGTGTAACAACAAACGCACAGCTTCGATGCCGTCGATAACCGGTATCTTCTTTACAGTTGTAAATTTTAATCCCATAGACCTAGCCATCTCTAGTCTACTCTTACCTGTTCCCAGCTCACGTACTTTTATATCGTGAGGTGCGTAGTGCTTCCCGTAAGCCACTTCCTTTCTGGCTGCCCACGTATGCAACTCTCTTGCGTAGTGTGGTAAGCCCTCCCCACTATTCTCATAGTAATTAACTATGCGAATCTCATTTCTATATAATTGAAAGAACCATATAGTCGTAGCGTCATCCATACCTAAGTCCCACGCAGTGTGCACAGGTAACGTTGGCTCAACTCCTAAACTATCTACTATCCTCTTCTCCCTATACGCCTTATTTATCTGAGCTCCGTAGTACGCTCCTTCGACTGGTACTTTAAACGAACACATGTACTCTGACTGAAACCGCGCTTCGTTGTTTAACTCGCTTCGGGCAGTACGCAACTCTTCAGGTGTGATCGCCTTTGTGTCCTTGACTGACAGGTGACTGCTATACCAGTTGCTGTCCGACTGGGCTTTTAATAATAATTTATAGAAATGATTCTCTCCTCTGGGCGTTCCGTTGAATAACGCCCACCCACCATTCTCCGCTAAGATCGGATTGATCAACTGCCACGCGCTAGGATCTGAAATACTATACTCGGAGAATACACAACCAACCGGATTCGCACCCACCATCTTGTCAGGGTCGTCCGATCCCATGAGCTGGATAACACTTCCGTTCTTTAGATGCACACGCATCTCCTGCTCACTCTTCTTTTCGACAAGCTCCCTAGGAAAATAATCAATAAACTTCTTACCCTCGCCGGTCATGCCGTTCCACACAATACGACGTGCCTGATTCGCATACGGTAGAATATACCAGAACGTTCCTACACGTTGCATGGCTTTGATCGCCATAATATTGATACATGTTAAATCCTTACCCGCACGCCTGTGCCAAGCTACGCACGCTCGCAAGCCGCGATTTTTCTTCGTCATGTATTTAAGCAAAGGTAGCTGGTAGCTTCTGGGCTCCCATCCCTGCGCCGGTATCTGTATGTCCATTACTCTTCGGTCTCTTCGCCACCCACTTCTTCATCGTCCCAGACAATCTCCATTCCCTCTAGACGATCAAGCCGTATCAGATCTTTTACCCCTTCGGCAAACATCATGGTAGCTATTTTTTTATTGTTGAATCTGTATTCGAGCTCCCCGTTCTCCTCGTTTATAACCGCTATAGCATAGTTAGAGAAATGCTCTCCTGCTATACCAGCCAGTTTTTCGATTGGGTTTGGCTCACTCATTTTTATCTTGCTCACTTAAAAACTCATCATATTCCTCGACATTGTCAACCTCTTCTACAGGTGTTGCTATATCCGCTTTCGATAAAGAACTATAGTCTACAGTCAATATCTTCATCTCGCCCGTGATATTTTGCTGTACGTCTACACTCTTTAGCTTGGGCTGGGTGTAACTAGCCAGCTCCTTCCACAGCGCAATCTTCTCTTTTACTGGTACATCACTATCGTCAGTGTACTCTAACAACTGCTCGATCGGATTGATCCCACGTTCCGCAAACATAGCTAATAGTGCCTTACGCTGCTCCGATGGAGTAGGCGCTTTTGACATCATATCAAGAAACTGCTTCTTTGTGTCCAGCTGTTTCTCGACGACAGCAAGATCCTTCTGAGCCTCCTTCATGTCCACCTCAGCTTTCATCCGCTTCTTGTGACATCGGGTTCTCTTCGCGTTTTGTTGTTTTGTTACCTGCTTGGGTTTACCAGCAGCGTATGTTCTACCGTCAGGTTTTTTGTCCACAATTCACGTATGGACTACTAGAGACATTTTGTCAAGCCGTTCACACTGTTCACACTCATTCACACTTGTAACGGGGTAGGTGTGAACTACTTATATATATTAATAATAAGGACTTAGGGAATCGTTCACACTATTCACACTTTTTCTAGGGGTATTGCAATCTATTTTTACTATAGGGGTCAAAAAAGTGTGAATTGTGTGAACAAAGTCATAAGTCGTTGATAATGCTATACACTTATAATTCACACTTAGGAAAAAAAAGTGTGATCTAGGTGTGAACAGTGTGAATTTGTGCATAGAATTGCATAGAATTAACCTAAACCTGTGAACCTTTGTACACTAAAACTCTAGAAAATTGAAAAATGGATGCGCAGGTAGGGACTCCACCTGTTGCATTGACCCGGTTTCCCCCATGCCGGGGCCCTTGCTACACCGTGCGAGTCACACACACCCCCGCCCCACGCTAATTCGTCCCACTATCCATGCACCTACGGAATCCACGACTCACAGCCACGATATGAGAGTGGTTCTAAGTATCTATGGATCAAGGACATAAGCTAGTCAAGGACAATGCTTCGACGCATCCTGCGTCTCGCAACACCCTATCGGGCATCCACATCACACAATGTGTTGATGCTCATAGGTTTGCGACAGTGTACAGACATAGCGCCTCGCCTCACCCTAACAGTGTCCGCTTGTCGACCCTCTTGGTGTCGGTAATGCACGTCAGCCAGCCTGTCACAGGTCACGATCAATCCGGACATCTCCACGCTTTGGCGCTCGTCGTGCAGTCGACCTTTCGCTTCACGTTCCCGTCCTCAAGACGGATTGCTTAACGTTGGCTAATCGTCACATCGTCTGATTTTACACGCGCCGATTACAATGATAGTGCTTTAACGACAGAACCTGGACAGTGCGTTTTGTTTGTTGTAACACCATAAATCCACGCTCATCTACACAATGGATTGCTGTCTTCCCTATGTTTGTAATGGAGCTAAAGCACCAAACAAACATGGAAATGCCCGACCATTGTTTCGTTCGCCTTTTGTGAATTTATGGCTAATACAACACAAAACACCCAAGTCCAGAACCTGTCTGGCACTATCATCGCAATCGGCACTAAATCAGACGATGGCGATTACCCAACTACAATCCGTCTCGAGGACGGTAACTACGAGAAGGTCTGGCACGGCGATCGCCTACAGCGCGGAGCCTCTGTCCAGCTCGATCTTGTGACCTGGGCCAACGGCTGGACTGACAAGTACATCACCGCCTAACCAACAGGGGTCGAGCAATCGGCCCCTTATTAGTGCTCGGCAGTTGCATAAAAACCAGGCTCGCTATGCTCGCAGGGGATGTAACAACCAACCCCAATCCAACAAAATATACCAACCTCAAACAAAACATACATGAGGTTTTGTCGGGATGCTCAAGGGGTTGAGGCATCCCTCCAAAAGCCTCATTAATTCAAATCAACACATACATATGAACAGAATCAAATCAACTATCAATAAAGCAGTCAACTATATGGATAATACATACATTACCCTTCCAACACTACAAGACATAAACAACATTAGAGAGGTTATACCTGTAGCTATTAGACAATACAGAATCAATCAATTAAACAGAATAATAACCAGATTAACTAATCGTAAAGATAAACTAGTGTCTAAAAACATAGCTGTATTTATGAAAGACTTCCCATCAAAAGACTTAGAAGCAACATACTAAAACATTTCAACTTTATAC